CTATGCTGATGGAAAAAAAGATGTTGCTGTAATCGATTCTTTACTTAAAGGCTACTGTAATTGGACGACCAAACTCATCATAAAAATAACCTATAAAGGGTATAGAATCGTTTTTGTTGCGATTTTTCTCAATCCTACACATTACTTGTTTTTTTTGGTTTAAGTTTTTATTTAAGAGCGATCTAAGTGCTTTTAAGTCAGTTGTGTTATTTAGGTTTAATTTTATTGTTTGAGCGGTGTATATTTTGAACCCTAAATCTAGCACTAGTTTGCATGAGGTGTCTTTCATTTCAAATATTTTTTTTACAGGGAATGCGAATGGCATGTTGTTATTATAATATTATAAATAACCCCCAAAAACATGCTTAAAATGAGCAGCATTAAAAAGGGTTGGGGGTTACTTAATTATACTATTTTCTATACAAATTTCAATTGCATATTGAATTTTTTTATGGGTGGCGTAAATTTTTTTGGAGTGTACCCAGAAAAATTATTGCTTTTTAAAACAGCATCAACTGAGTTATTGATAACTATTTGGCCGTTGCTAATAATTTTTTGGAAATTTTTGTTGATTTTAAAATTTTTAGGCTCTTTAATTCGTAAGATAGGTTTTATTCTATAAAACATCGTGGATACCAAATTATCCATTGTATATATATTCACAGGGGATAAGCAAAATTCTGCAGGAAAATATTTTTGCATCAAAATAATTTTGTTGACATGGATAAACGTATTCAAATCAATAGTAATTAATTCGTATCGTTCAATCTCTAATTGTGTCGTATTTAAATGTATTTTCTTTGAATTTGTGTTAAAAAATTGTTTTCCTTTTAGTATAAAATATTTCATTGTTGATACCCCTTATTTATGTGGTTGTGATTGATATTAATTGACTTTCTCTTAAAGAAAACCCTTGTATGTGCTTAACATCTAGTGATTTTCCAGATTTGTTTAGCACAAAAAACAGGTTTTTGTTTTGGTTAAGAAATTGCACGACCGTTTCTAAGTTTAAATTTTCTGATTTTTTATTTTTCACGATAACCTCCTTTCCTTATTATTATATTTAATTTTAACAAAAATCAATCAGCAATTTGTTACAATTTCTAACACGACTTTGTTATCTGGGTCATTAGAAAACTTTTCAAATGCATGTAAGGCCGTTTTATATTGCTTTTGGGTTTCTACTTGGCTTTTATCTAAGACAATGTATTTTTTCATTATTTTTGCTCCTCACTTGGTTTTTTCTTTAAAACTATCATCATATACAAGCTGTTTAAGATTATTGCATAAAATTTTAAGAAATTTATCTGTATCTAAATAAGGATTAACATACTTCCTGTTACTACTCCACGGATTCTTTTTTAATTCTTTTTTTTCATCTGGCGTAAATTCACTATCAAGCCTATCAATGTACAGGTTACTATCCTTATATTCCCAATTAAGCCCTTCCGCTAATATAATGATGACTAAATCGTTAAGCCTTCTCCTATCTGCCTTAGCTACCCTAGCTAGATCGTTATAAATATCGTCTGTTACCTCTAATGTTATTTTTTTCATTTTTGCTCCTTTTTATTTTTGGAAAAAAGCACGATTAATACTTTTTGTAAAATTTTCTGAGAATCCATTAATTTTTATCAAAACTTCTTTTAAAATATTTCTCAAATCATCCTCACTTAATTTTATGCTCGGATCTATAAGCTCTATTTCACCCTTATATTTTCCGTTTTCTTCCCATATCATTATTTTTTTTAATTTATTATGATTTAAGTTCATAATCAAATCAGGAATTTTATATTTCTTATCCATTTATACCTTCCTCAACCCCCTTTAAATAAATATCTAGCTCTCGCAAGCTGTCTACAACATTTGCAGGAATAGAATACTTTGTGTAGGTTCCTGTTTTTTCGTCATAGACTGTGTATGTAATTTCACGGTTTGATATGTGTTTCATGCTATTGCTCCTTTTGTTTTTTTATTTTTAATTGTAACTATGTTTATGACTCACATTGTAAGTTTTTTTAAAAGTAACATTCTCGTTAATAAAACACATATTGAAGCTGAAATAACCGTTACAAGATTCGTTCGTTTCTTTTGCACTGTTTAAGTGTAAGCTGTTATCTGTTAAATTCATTTTTGTTTTCCTTTTTTTTGTTCAGGAAAAAGTAAGTCACATACATAATCTATTTGATCCCAATTAATACCTATCTCCGCATCATGGTTATGTAATAACCAATCTAATACAACTCTTGCCTGTTTTTTTGTAAGATCAGGTCTTATTTCTAAAACATCCCTAACTTCCCACTCGATAGAGATTGTATCTTTGTCTATTTGTTTCATTTTTGTTTCCTTTTTTTTGTTTTTTTTGCTTTAATTTATTTTACTACTCGTCTTCATCTTCATCTTCATAAAACTCCTCCTCGATGCCATCTAAATACCATTCAAGCTCCTTTAATCTTGCATTCTTCATGAAATCTTCGCTCACATTATGATCTGAATAAGTCTTTGTTTTTTCATCAAAAACCGTGTAACGGATAGAAAAAGATGTAATTTTTTTCATGTTTTCTCCTTTTTATTTTTCTTCTTCTAAAGCTTTTTCAAACGTAGACATAGCAAACCCTACTAATCTTTTTGAATCCTCTTTATCTTTAAAAGTCGAAACATAAATCATGCTTAGACTAAGAAAACCCGCAAACAAATTAAGCAAATCATAGACAGCTTCTTCGTCGTTTTCAGCGGTATTAGCAATATCCCACAATTTTTCCATACCAGACTCAGCAATTTCTTGCCCTAATTCAAAATTTTTTTTGGCTCCAGCACAGCACCCCACCATTTCAGATTTCTTTTTTATTTCATTTATGTTTAACGCTATTTTTGTTTTGTTTTTTTTCATTTTCTTTCCTTTTGTTGTCATTTTTTTTTCCTTTAAATATTTATAATTGATCCTTGCTTTTGTGCTTCTTCCCAATAATCCCACATATTCTTTGTGGGCTTCCATAATAAATCTCTTTCAACTGGTAAATTAAAAGGGGGGAATTTTATGCTTTCAAGCTCAGATTTGCTAACGTAACCAAACTCAGGGGTGCCTAGGCCAAGATCACACAATCCAAAAAACATATTTGAGGCTACGTCATATTCACTTATTAACCACGTACAAGAACCGCCCCCGAATAATTTTAAATATGGTTTGTGCTTTTTCCCCCAGTCTTTTTCTGGATCTTTCAATGTTTCATTCCCTTGTTTTATCAATTTTTTTTCAATTTCTTTTGTCATCAATTTCATTCTTTTTTTCCTTTTGTTATTTGTTTTTTATTTTTAAGTTGTTTTAATGTCTTTTAACTCTTCATATAATATTTTAATCTCTAATGCTTGCTTTACTTCATGTTTTTTATGCCCTCTATAATTTTTAATAAATTCGTGTGCTTCTTGCATTGTAAGGAAATAACAGCTATGAAGATCATATGAAATACAATCCATGGCACACTCTAATTTTGTAGGAGCTTCATTTTTTTTGTAAAAATCCCCCTCATGGCCATCATGTAAGCATACTTGTACAATTTCATCATTTTCTTTTAACTCAGATAAAATATGGTCAGGAATTGCATTTTCTTCTTCATAGAAATCTATTGCCTTTTCTTTTGTCCACAACTCATACCAATAGCCTTTATTTACTGCGTGATTAATAATATCATCATCATTATATGATACCCATATCTTAGGTTTTTTTTCGTGCGGTATTTCTATAATTATTTTTTTATTTTCCATTTTTGTTTTTCCTTTTGTTGTTTGTTTTTATTTACTAAAATTCTATCTTATTTTGTTATATAATCCGAATTTTTCAATAATGATAGGTAATTTTCCCATCTTGTATTGTTATCGTTGTTTGCTTGCATTCCAATTTCAGTTACCCTTACTTGAATATAAATTGGCTTGTCATTTTTTTTGTCCATTGTTATTTTTTCCTTTTTTTTTGTAGTTCAGTTTTTAAAAAACACATGCCCGTCCTCAAAAGAAAAGTCATGGTAGTAATCACGTTCAACTCGATCATAATCAATATAGCTATCTAAATGGGCAGGTATATCAGTAGTATCATTAAAATGTTCAAAGCAAAAATCAGAAAAACTTTCATACGTGCCGTAATATGCATCTTCGTATTTATCCATAGCTTCTTCAATATTACCCCCTATGCAGTTTAGGTAAGCGTCTAATATTTCTCTTTCACTGTCATTAAGATTTATATAATCGAATAAGGATTCACTTATACTACTTTCTGAATACAATTCTTTTGGGAAGTTTTCAAAATCTTGATACATTAACTCAGGGTCATCTTCATCATTATGTAATTCTTCACAAGCTTCAATAAAGTCTTCTAAACAATCAAACTTTGTTAAATCAAACCAAGCCCCTTGAATTGAACCGTTATTGTATTTTTTATAGGTGCCTACATATATTGCAGGATTTTCTAAATTTCTCGTTTTTGTTGTCATTTTATTTTCTCCTTTTGTTTTTGTTTTTCCGTTTACTTAGGCCACTTTTTCACCTTGCAAGCTATCTATATACCTTTTAGCGTCTTTTAATGCCTCCTCTTCATCAAGATACCCTCCGCATTGCCCCCCATAATTCTCTTCTGTATAATACTCATCATTTCCGCAACATGGACACACGTCATATACCCGATATTCGTACACATGCCCATTAAAGTAAGCTGTCCAGTCTTCAAGAAAATTATCCATGTTAAACCATTGTTCATTATGATTTTTTGGAATTAATATAAAACCAATTTGCCCAGAATCCCATTGACAAGTCTTACTTAAATGAAAACTAACTAGGGTATGATCGTACATATATATACTTATGATATCGTAGTTTTTATATTCTATTTCTAGAGCTTTTTCTATTTCTTCCCAAGAATTGTAATGATCAAAATTAAAATCAGTATTATTTTCAAAATGATAATTTTTATGCTTTAAACAAACTTTACTTTTTTGTGGTAAGTTGTCCAGCATACTAAAATCGGAAAACTCATCATAAACAATTTTTATTGTTTTGTTTTTGTAATTAATCTTCTTTATTGTATCCATTTTATTTTCTCCTTTTGTTTTTGCTTATATAAATATAATAAACCATATGCATAATTAAGTCAACATATATAATTAATACCACGTTTATAGCTGTTTTAAACATTTATATATATATGTAAGCATATATATATAAGGTAACAGTTACCTGCTATTGACATAAGCATTCAACTGTATTACTATTGTTGTTATGAATGATTATAATGATTATAATGATATTATCGATTTTTTTCGCTTAGAGCTTATTAAAAGTAAATTATCATTTAATAAGCTTGAGGATAAGATCGGGCTAGTTAAGGGGTCTATAAGTCAAAAAACTAGGAATGGCACCATTAGATTAAAGGATATAATTAAGTATCTTGATGCCTTAGACAAGAAACTTATTATTGTTGATAAATAATATACCTAAATATTCTGTTTGATGTTTATTTATTCATTATTTTCTTTACTCTTATATTTTTTATGCTATAAAATTGAAAAGAAAGTATCTACTAGATATTTATTTTAAAACTTTCAAAAGCGATGGTCTCCAGCTCGTGCACCTAATTAAATGTAATCAAAAACTAATTAAATTAATATATGAACTATTAAGTTATTAAAATAATATACTATGTTTGTTTAAACACACCTTCATAGTGTATTATTTTTGTATGTCTAAAAAGAAAGCTGGGAAAACTAAAGCAGAATTAATTACCAATCAAAAAAATGTAACATTAAATAGGAAGGCAGGGAACTTTTACCCCAAAAGCATCAAAATTACATGTCTAGCTTACTACTCACTTGGGTATACTATGGACACTATATCAAAAAATTTAAGTATTCCTAAATCAACTATTCACGGCTGGGTACATGGTTCACTTAATCAAGAAGGTTCGGAGGATAGGGACGTTATCAGGAGCTGTGCCGAACAGCTAAACGAACAGCTACAAAGCACCCTCACGATCACCGCTAACCGTTTATTTGTTCAGGCAATGGATCAGGACAAAATCGACCGTTCGTCAACGAAAGACTTGATTATAAGTGCGTCAGTGGCTTTAGATAAGGCAAGGTTATTGGCTGGGGCATCAACGGAAAACCATTCCCATTTTCATTGGAGTAGAAATAAGAAGGATGTATCAAAAGAAGTTGATAAAGATGAGCAATTATTGAATCAAATAAGGTCAGATATTGACGCTTTGAATCCGTAGTTTACAGGAAATAAGTTCAGGAATACTTTTAAAACTAATTATTTCATGCTTAAATTGATATATATGGTTCATTAGTATTTCTAATGAACGAAACCATATCAACAATAAAAGAGGATTTTTTCATGTTTGATTTTTTGATGGGGGGAGGGGGGTTTGCTCCTGTTTTGTTTTATATGGTCCCCCCACTGTTAAAAAAAAATCAAAAAGCAGTGATCGTATTGGTGAAGGCAGGGAAACGTTAAATGCTGTTAAAAAAAAATCAAAAAGCGATGTTAAAAAAAATCAAAAAGCAGTGATATAGGAGGCACACGATGGATATTTTAGTGGGGTTAGTGTTAGTGGGATTAATTGTTGTTGTTTTGTATGTGGAGTGGTTTTTTTTTGGGTAATAGAGATGAGTTGATAGAATTGTTGGAAGAGTATCAAGAGGAATTTTATAGGGGGTTAAGTGTAGAAGAGAAAGGGGTAATTGAGTTAGAGAATGATAGGGGGATATGTGAGAGGAGTTATTTAAATGGTAGCTAAGAGTTTTTTTTGTAGCAAGATTTTTTTTTCTTTTGTTGGTTTTGTTACATTTGTTATCTTGGCTACCATTAAGGTAATAAGAAGAAAAAAGGGAGGATATAGATGATAAATTTGTTAGGGAAAGTTTCAAAGATGGGTAAGGTATTAGAGACGTTATCAGATATTAAGGAGAGTGGGGACAATTTAAAAATAGCAAAAATAGAAGCAGAGAAAGAGGTATTAGTTGAGAGGATACGGGATAAGAAAGCGTTTGATTTAGAGATATTGAATCAGAAGAAAGATAAGGTGGATGGGGCAGTGCTATGGGCGGTATTGGTATGTGGTGTATTAACGTTTATACCTGCTACAGGTTCGTATTTATATTTAGGATGGTTACGATTCGAGATGATGCCAGAAGTATTTCAAGTAGCTGTGTATGGGTTACTGGTAAAAGCGTTTGGGGGTAGAAGGGTATGGGACATGTTTATGGGATTGAGTTCAGTTTTAAGTAAAGGTAAGAAAAAGCCTGTTTTAAGAAAATATGTACGACGTAGAGGTAGACCAAAAAAAAAGGGAGCTGTAAATAATGTATGAGATACTGGTTCGTGAGAATGGGAAAGAGATTAAGAGGTTTAATATTGAAAAAGAAGAAACAATTTTTAGGGTATCTGAGGTGGAAGTACTTGAAGGAGATGATGTCATTTTTAGAAAAGTAGGATTTGTGAAACATAAAGAAGATGAAGGGATATTAAAGTTAATAGCAAAAGCATTATTACGAGGTTGGGGGAAAGAGTACAGTTGTGGAAAATAACAAGTTCTTTATGTGCCATTTTTGTGGGGAACAATTAATCCCTATGAGAGTTGAGAATGATGAGCATGGGGTATGTGTGTTGGGATATAAATGTGGTTGTATACACGATAGCCGACCGCCAGGGTGTCCTGAGTATGTAGTAAGGGTAAGCGATATAAAAAGATGAAAAAGAAACTTAGTGAGGCGGAAAGAAAAAAAGAGTTAGAGAGATTATTAAAGCTAAAAGAAGAAGTTGTTTTACGAATCGAAAAACGGAAGAAAGAAACCGCAGCTCTTGAGAAAAAAATCCAAACATATGAAAAGAATAACAAGCTTTTGTTTTTTGGTCACGAGGGGAAAGGGTATTTAGGCAGACAAGGGAGTTGGGAACCGAATAGTATTCAAAAACAGTTATTTAAAGCGTTAAAAAATCCTCAATATAAGCACTTTGTTTTATATGGGAGTAATAGGATCAGTAAAACGTTTAGTACAACAGGCGTTATTGCGTTACTGGCCATGAGAGGGCATTTTCCTTGGGAAGACCCTGAAATTGTTGGGAGATGGTTCTGGGAGATGCATGACTGGGAACCCCCAATTAAAATTAGAATAGTAGGTCAAGCATGGGAAAGTCACATTAAAGGCACCATTTTAGCTACGATTAAAGAGCTATGGCCAGAATCCTACAAGATTACTTCAAGAAAAAACAATTTAGGTGTAGATGCATTTTGGACAGATTCATTAACTAAAAGCACAGTCGAGATCATGAGTAATAAATCAGAAAGCGATATGTTTGAAGGAAGTTCACAACATCTATGTTTGTTCGATGAACCACCACGTGAAGATGTATGGACAGCTTGTGTGCGTGGCCTTGTCGATCATAACGGCATTGCTGTTTATGCAGCCACTTTATTGAAAGAACCTTTCTTAGAAGAACGAATTATTGAGATGACAGACCCTGAAACGGGGCTACCTGATCCATCCGTATTTAGTGTTTTTGGAACAATGGATGACAATAAAGGCCATGGAATTAGTCAAGAAGGTATCGATAATTTCAAAAAAGGGTTAAGTAAAGAAGAATATGATAGACGAGTATTGGGTAAAACAGCATTTAGAAGCGGATTGTTATTAAATATAGATAAAAGTTTACATTATATTGAGAGATTTAAGATAGAAAGTCATGTTCTTGTCGACGTCGCAATCGATATAGGATTTTCAAAGGGAATGCATATTTTGTATCTCGCCACTAATCAGCTCGGCTGTAAATTTGTATGTTTTGAAGAATTGGTTTTAGGTGATGGAACAGCAATAGCAGAAAGCATTATCGCTAAAAAACATCGGTATAACTTACGTATAAATAGGGTGATTTGCGACCCCTTAGCAAAAGGAGATAAAACTAACTTCCATTCTACTTGGGAGAAGATTGATATTGCTTTGAATAGGCATGAAATGTACTTAGAGCCAGGAAGCAAAGATAAAGATGACGGAATTATTGCGATTAATAATCTGTTAATGACAGTCAACAAAATGCCAGCTTTATTTGTATTTAGAGATTTACCTATAGCGACAAAGCAATTGTATGGATGGCGACAAGAAGATGGCGTTATCAGCAAAAAAGATGATGATATGTGTGAGAATTTGTACAGATTGATTTTATTAGGAACAGAATACGAAGAACCAAGAAACCCTGATTTCTTTTACAGCGGATTATCGGGGAATCGTGATTCTGTTACAGGATATTAAAATGAGAATACTTGATCTTTTTAGCGGTATTGGTGGATTTAGTTTAGCTGGAGAATGGGCAGGTTATGAAACTGTTGCATTTTGTGAGATTGAACCATTTGCCAAAAAAATACTAAAAAAGAATTTCCCTAACGTTCCAATCTTTGATGATATACGAAAATTAAAGAGGAGTGATATAAATGGAACAGTTGACGTTATTACCGGGGGATTTCCCTGTCAGCCCTTTAGTGTCGCAGGACGAAAAAAGGGAACGCAAGATAACCGTGATCTCTGGCCACAAATGTTTAGAGTTGTTAAAGAGTTTAAGCCCACTTGGATCATTGGTGAAAACGTTGCTAACTTCATCAGTATGGCATTCCAACGCACGAAAACTGACTTGGAAAGTCAAGGCTACGAAGTGCAACCATTTATTATACCAGCTTGTGCCGTCGGAGCAAGACATAGACGAGATAGAGTCTGGATTGTGGGCTACTCCAAACACAATGGATCATTTACCACAGAGGAGCAAAGAGGCTTTGATAAGGCAAGCAACAACAACAAGGAAAGGAAGGAAAAAGCCTTCCAACTTAAGGGAGCAGGTAGACAAGGGAACGATGAGGCTATGGCCAACACCGACAGCATCAGACAATCGAGACAGGGGGAATTTATCAGACCCTTGTGTAAAAAGAAGGATAGAGAAAGGAAAGCAAATAGGACTGACTACAGCCGTCAAGAAGACCAAGACTGGTGGAAGTCTGAACCCAACGTGGGTCGAGTGGCTCATGGGGTATCCGATAGGGTGGACAGACTTAAAGGATTAGGAAATGCCATAGTTCCACAAGTGGCTTATCAGATATTAAAAGCTATTAAGGAGAAACATAATGAAAATTAATTCAGCAGAAAACAATTTAACGCAATATTTAAGAAATTTTAATTTTGATACAACCAATTGTAAAAAAGCGTTATCTGATATCAAACAATTAAAAAAAGCAGATAAAACAGGGTTTTTTATGAGCGAGTATGGAGGTGACATTAAGTTAGATGTTTTAGAAGAATTATTGGATAGCATTATAAAAGCAAATGAAAGGGCGACTGATTTACCAATGGGGATTCCTGTAAAAGAAATGAAAACACCATCAGCACCGCCATTAGAAGATTTAACGAATATTTATTAAGGAGATTATATGAAAACACAATTATTAGAAAATCCAGTAGAAGTTGTTTGGGAAAACGTTAAAACAGTAGAAGATATTGTTTTGATAGCCAGACTAACTGGAATGAAAATTGACTTAGATTTAGAGTCAGAATTTTATAAAAATTTAGACCCAAAGCTTATTGAAAAAGCAAAACAAATTGGGTTTTTAAAGGAGAAGAAATAATGCCTTACGGACTTGGGAGTTATGGAACAAAAGTAGGAAGACCAAAAAAGAAGAAGAAAAAAGTTAAGGGGAAAAAATAATGCAAGTACCAACACAAGACATACCAGTAGAAATGGCAGATGAGTATCAAGAAGATGAATATCAAGAAGATGACACTTACGCTAGTAAGAAAAAAGATGTATCAGAATCACCCGAATCATTTTATTTCGATAATTTAGCAGAAGGTATGAAAGATGCTGATTTGTTACGGATATCAAATGAAGTTATAGAAGGGTTTAAGACGGATGAAGACAGCATTTCTGAACTAAAAGATATGCGTATTAGATACAACAAATTGTTTGATTTGACTCATGAAGATAAGAACTTTCCTTGGGATGGGGCAGCTAGTGTAAAATTACCTAATTTAACGAAGGCATGTATCCAATTTGCTTCCAGAGCAGGGATAAATAGTGAGGTGGGAGATGAAATTGCTAAGATCGATCCTGTATCCAATGATGAAGAAAGCTTTTATCGAGCTAAAAACGTAACAGCTCATTTTAATCATCAGCTTAAATATGGGAAACCTAACCATTATCTAAGTCACAGAAAAACACGAATACAATTAGCTAGAGATGGTTATGCGTTTAGAAAGGTGTATTGGGATAGTTTTAAAAAAGAAGTTGTTTCTGAGCATATTTTACCAGAAGATTTTGTGGTGAATTATTGGAGTCGCTCTTTAGAGAGTTGTTATAGATATACACATGTTTTGAAATTAAATGAGAACCAAATCAGATTAAAAATCGCTCAAGGGATATACAGAAATGTGGATATTGATGGCACGGAAAGCAAAATAGATACCGAAACCGAAACGAGCAGACAAAATATGGGGCAAACAGCACCCGAAGAAGATTTTACAGCAGTTAGAGATGTTCTTGAATGTCATACTTATATTTACATAAAAGAAAACGATGATCTAAGAGTACCTGTTATTGTGACAGTCGATAGAGACAGTGAACAGGTATTACGGATTGTTAGACGATCGCATCCTGAGACAGGTCAAGAAATGTTTTATTTCACAAATTACTGTTTCATTCCTAATGATAAATCGATCTTTGGGTATGGATTCGGACATCTCCTCTACAATATCGTTGCTACAATGAATGCCTGTACTAATCAAATGATAAATGCAGGAACATTAAACACTACAAGTACAGGGTTAGTAAGTAAACATAGTGGACTAAAGGGTCAAAAGACTATGAAAATGGGGGAATTTATTGAGCTAGAAGGGCGTGTTGAAGATATTAAGAAAAACATCTTTCAAATGCAGTTTCCAGCACCAAGTTCTGTGTTGTTAAGTTTACTTCAATATTTAGGGGATCAGACAGATCAGCTTAGTACTATAACTGAGATCATGACAGGTCAACAAAAATCTGATACCACAGCTACGGCAGCCTCAATTGCCCAAAGTGAAGCCGTAAAATTATTCACGGATATACAAAAAGCCTATCATTTGAGTTTAGGAGAAGAGTTTCAATGCATGAAAATGATGTACTCGATCTTTTTAGATGAGTCTCAAACTGTTGATATTCAAGGCATGACACCATTTCAAATAACAAGGCAAGATTATAAAACGAGTTTAACAATTATGCCTGTTGCCGATCCAAACGTGGTCAACAAACAAGAACAAGTGCAAAAAGCAGAATTTGTTTTGACTCTAATTAAGCAAGACCCTTTCTTACAACAAGACCCAAGAGCGTTATTATTAGGCACTACCAACCTTTTGGAAGCTATAGGCGTGAATCCGAAAAAAATAGCAACAATAGAAGCGATTTACGCAGAAAGTGTACAAAACGCCCAAAATCAAATGGCAGCAAACCAACAAGCAGCACAACAACAACAGTTGCAACAAGACCTTGGAAATATGGAACAGCAACAACAAGAAAACCTAGAAAAGGATTTAGCGGAAGTTGAGAAAAATGAAAAACAAGAAGGAGGTGAAAATGCTTAAAAATACGTTATTTGAAGACTATGAAAGTGTTATAAAAAGAACAGCAAGTCAGCTAGAATCTGAGATGGTAGGGCATGATTATACATCGTGGACTAAAAACCCGTTGACTATTTTGTTTTTCAATTGGGTATTTACCAAGCGATTAGAAGCACAAGATGATCTTGTACATGGCTTGATTAGTGAAGAAAAAACAAATAAAACGCTTGGGAATTATCAAGCATTTAGCGAAGTATTAGAAAAGTATAAGGAGCTATAAATGACAAAATTAAAAGTCGCTAGGATTTTAGTGCCAACGGCGGTTGTTGTTAAACAAACAGTCGAGGAAACAACCAAAAGTGGTATCGTTCTTGCTAAAGAAGCCCTTGAAGGGGGAAGCATGGAAATGCACGAAGGTGAAGTTATTGCTGTCGGATGCGAGGTTTTGAAGGTTAAAGTAGGAGATTATGTATCTTTTGGTAGGCATTCTTACTCTATCAAAAAGTGGGATGGCGTAGAATATTTCTATTTATATGAAGATGCATTGCACACTATTCATGAAGAAGTTAAAGAAGATTATAAGCCATCAGAAGATGAATTTATCGTAGGAGAAGTTATATGAGTGAAGAACCAGTTTATGATTTAGAATCGGTAAGTAAACTAATAAAAGGAAAAGAGGGCGGCGATGAAGGAGATGAAATTATTGTTGAGGAAGAGTCTAGCTCCGATAGTGATAATGACGTTGTCGTTGAAGAGGATGAGCAAGAAGCTGATGAAGCATCTGATACAGACGATGAAGGAGATTTGGTAGATGTTGTTGTAGAAGAAAAACCGAAAAAGAAAAAAGGTTTTAAACGTGATAAACGTATAGAAGGTTTAATCAAAAAAAACACTAAAAAAGATTCTGAGATTGAGGAATTAAAGAAACAGATTGAACTCCTAATGCAAAAAGACGCAGAGCGTACGAACAAAGAAAACGAAGTTACGTTATCTGAGTTAGAAGTTAAGAAACGTGAAGCGTTTGAGTCATCTGATTATGATGAGTACAAGAAGTATGAACAAGAAATGAGTAAGATTCAAAGCTCTAACCAAGATATGTCACCACAAGAAATTGCAGATTATTTTAAGCAGAAAAACCCTTGGTATCAGGTCGATGAAGCTAGATCAAATGTAGCTGAAAACATTCATTCTAAGATGATTAATGATCCTGCTTATCAGCATATGAGCATTAAGCAACAACTTGATTTAGTGTCACAGCGAGTCAACGATATGCCCCAGTTCAAGCAGAATCCTTATCAAGCAAGTTCACCCAGCGAAGGAGCTCCATTACAACGTCCAAGTACAAAAGTGACACGAATTAGTCGTGCTGAACTGGAATCCGTTAGACGAATGTTCCCAGAACTAGATGACAAAGCGTTAAGGTTGAGAGCAAAAGAATTGGTCGAAGCTGTAAATAAAAATCAGGAGCAATAATATGGAATCAATAACAATCAAAAACAAAGAAATTAAATTAAGCGAAATAAAAAAACTTGCGAAGCTTAAAAACGGAGTCTATAGTATAATATATAAAGACGGTAAAACCATAAAATCTTTTATGATGAAAGATTCGATTGGAAATGCTGCTATAAAAATACTATCGGAAAGAGACAACGAGTCTCAATCTGCTTCACAGGTATCAGATACGCCTATAACAAAATCTGCTTCCAAGATAGATGGGACTGACATCAACAAAGCTATAGAACGAATCGAAAAGAATTTTGGATCGTTTTTAGACGTTGAATACAAAGATTCTAATCTAGTTGGGTATTGGGAATCCTCAGAAGGGATTCCAAAACGTTTGGCGTTAGGATACACGTTCTCACGACCAGATGATTTATTGGATTTTGAAGCTCAGTTTGCTGATATTAAATTTGGATTAGAAAGTAATCCAGATGGGTACATCAAAAGGGGCGATCTCACGTTAATGCACACAACGAGAGAAATTAAAGAAGCTATTTTGAAACATCATTACAACAATCGTTCAAAAACGCATTTAGTAAATGGTTATCAGGAGGCTTACTAAAACAGGAGGATAAATTATGGCAAATGTAGATTATGCATTTGGGTTCGAGCTTCACGCAGGCCCAGCCGAAGTTATAGAGTTAGAAATTGATGCATCTAATGCAACAACAATAGGAAAAGGTGACCCCTTAACTATTGAAGCAGATGGTGGAAATAAACGATCTGTTGCTGGAGATGGTGTAGCTGTGGGTTACGTGGCTCAATCATTTAAAAATTCAGATGGAGAGAGTATCTCTTATTTACCAGCCTCAACAGCTGGAACAATTACTGGAATCAAATGTGTTCCAGGCCAAATCTGGAGAGTTCAGTTAGATTCTGGAACAGCAGGTGCTGCCACTATGGTTGGTGCAACATGCGATTTTGTTGCAGGAAATGCTGATACAAATACAGGGCGTTCTATCTACGAAGCTGATTCTTCAAACGTAGGAACTGGCAATCAATTGAAGATCGTTGGCTTATTCAAAGAACAAGGTAACTCTTGGGCAGAACATGCAGTTGTTTTATGCGAATTTGCAGAAAATAATGCAATTTCTAGTGCAAGTATATAAGGAGATAAAATATGAGTAATACTACAAGATCATCAGTAGCTAATCTCCTTGTAGAAGGGATTAAGCTTAATTTCGGAACAGGGTATGACCGTTACGACAAAACATTTTTAAAAATATTTGATTATGTGAAAAGTGAGAAAGAAACTGAGCAATATCAGGAGCTCGCAGGATTTTCCGTGCACAGTGAGAAACAGGAAGGGGCAACTGCTGCATTACAAGGCATTGCACAATCTTATAAGACCTATATCGAAAATAAGGCGTATAGCTTGCGATACAATGTAAGTCATGAATTGCTTGTCGATAACAGGTTCCCACAGGCGTTGCAAGAAGCATTAGATTTAGGATTTTCAGCTGCAAACACAATGGAAGTTGTAGCAATTGATCGTCTTAACACAGCTTTTTCAACAGATAGTGCAGACGTATTAGCTGACGGCGTAGCCATGTGTTCAGCAAGTCACCCATCAGTAGGTGGTGGAACCCAATCAAACTTAGCTGGAACAGCAGCAGCCTTATCAGAAACAAGTTTGACAGCAGCAATTACAGGTATTGCAGGATTTGAAGACCCAAGAGGAAACAAAATCCAAGCAAAAGGACGATTATTAATTGTTCCTAAAGATACAGATGTAACGGCTCAAAAGTTACTTTTCTCAACATTAACTGTTGGATCAGCTAACAATGATTTAAACCCATTTGGACGTACAAATGGTCGGATTCCTGATGGCTACGTTTCAGTACCAAATATGACTGACACCAACGCCTTTTTTATTCGGACAAATGTTCGTGGATTAGTATTCCAAGAACGTGAAAAGCCAAGAATAATGGAAGACTTTAAAAACGCTCAGATGACTAAAGAGATGGTTTCATATCTTCGTTTTGGCGTAGGTTGCTATGACCATAGAAGTATTTACGGTAACGCTGGGGCATAAGTGACTCGGATTTTAAAATCCAAAAAAAAACATGGCCGTTTGTTTGATTACAAGCGGTCATGTGATCGTTGTGGGGGGACTGTTTTTTTGAGAAGCGATTTACAGGTTGAGCAACAAACACAAAAATTGGTTTGCGAACATTGTTTAGATAAACCAAGTTATGATGACAACCTCGCTAACTTTAAAATGGTAAATAGAAATTTTAAATTTGAATAAGGATATTTTATGAAACTTGGACTTTTAGTAAACTCACAGAACAGCTTAGAGATTATCTCAAACCTAAAATTCAAAGCAACAGAATTATTTAAAGTGACGAAATTTGTTCAGCTTGCAATTGAAGAAATTAATTCATTTAATAAAATTAAAGAGAAAAAAATAAAAGAATTTGGTGAAGAGAAAACAATAAATAACAAACCAGTTTTTGAAGTAAAACCAGAAAATAAAGAACAGTTTTTTGCTGAGATGGAAGAGCTTTTAAATCAAGATATTGAATTAGAAGTCCCAGAAATAAGTTTAGATGCATTTGGAGATATTGAGATGTCGCCCAAAGAATTTTTATCACTTAAATGGTTAATCAAGGAGGACTAGATGGCGACATCAAGTAGTTATGATTTTGATGTAACAACAAACACCATTATCGAAATGGCGTATAAAGTTATTAACGTTTTGCCCGAAGGTCAGACATTATCAAATGAGCAGTACGATACAGGGAAAAAGATGCTTAATATGATGGTTAAGTTATGGCGTGCTAGAGGCGTTTTTCTTTGGAAGCAAGACAATATTACAGTGGCTTTGACAGCTAGTAGCAAAGTTAGAGGTACAGATAATATTGATTATGAATGTATTCGTAATCATACAGCTGCTGCTGAAAATAAACCGATAACTGGAGCAAAATACAAAACATATTGGAAAAAACTTACTACTGCTGCTGCTGGTAGTTGGGTATCTGGAACGGCTTATACCAATATTGGACAAGTTAGTTTAGATACTAACATTATTTCATTAGATGATGGGATGGTAAGAGATACAGGTGATGAAATAAACACTCAAATACACAAGATCACTAGAACGGAATATTTGAATCGCTTTGATTCTAATAATTCTGGTAAACCAATTCAGTATTATTTTAAGCGTGAAACAACACCTCAATTATACATTCACCCAATACCAGATTCTGCTACGGACTATGTTTTAGAGTTTGTGGCTAATACATTTCCAGAAGATTTTGATAGCTCAAGTAACAACCCTGATTTTTTTCAGGAATGGCATGAGCCTTTGGTTTTAGGATTAGCTGAAAGGCTTGCGTTACAAAATGGTGTAACAGGTCAAGAGTTAAAAGATATCCAAACAAGAGCATTTCGATCATATGAAGACGCAAAGTATATCGATAACGAAAGTGGGGGATTACAATTTTCCCCACAATTAAGGTAAGGAGGGAATTATGCCACAGGCAGTACAAGTTGAATATTTAGTTTCAGGGATTATGCATAGCGGAGAACCACTAGCATCAGGACAAGTTTATTTTTACGAAACAGACGGAACAACAGCAAAAACTATTTGGAATGACGCTAACAAAAGCAGTACAGCGAGTAATCCTGTTACGTTAGATTCTAATGGAAAAGGAGAAATCTTTGCCGATGGTACATACACGGTTTTAATTAAAACAAGTGCAGGATCAACGATACAGACGTTAGAAAATCAGTATTTTTTCCCTAACTCTGGAACTGTCAGTACATCAGAAATTGATGCTTCTAGTTTTGGGGCTGCAACAAACGCAACAATTTCTACTGCTGTTTCAAGTGCATCAGGAGCAGATCGGACCGTTTATTTAAATCCTGGCAATTGGGCTATATCAGATAATTTAACTATACCAAGTAATATTAATTTAAAGTTTCTTATGGGAGCTTATGTCACTGTGGCAAATACTAAAACCTTAACAATACAAGGTACTGTTGAAGGTCCCAATTACAATATTTTCAGAGGGGATGGCACGGTAACTTACGATGACAGGACAAATATTATTCCTAGCATTTGGGCTATCGGAGGCTCTCATGATAACTTAACTTTGGATGGAACAATAACGGTAAAAGACGGTTTGTCTATTACGGGAACATCAGCAATTCCTATTAGCATTCAAAGAAATGAAGATGGAGCATCTACTACTCTCATTAAGTTGGATAGAACTTCCGCAAGTCCAGCAGATAATGACTATTATGACATTTCTTTTAATGCTGAAAATGATAACAATCAACAACATGAATTTGCACGAATTAGAATGACGCAGCTAGATGTTTCAGATGGAACAGAAAAAGGACAATTTTTATTTAGTTTAGCAGATGGGGCAGATGGTAGCGTTGATGATGTTTTAGCTTTAAATAAAACAGGTGCTACCGTAACTGGGGCTTTAACGGTTAGTGGCGATTTAACAGTGAATGGAACGACAACAACAGTAAATTCAAGCACATTAACAGTTGTTGACCCTTTAATCCATTTACAAACAGCATCAGGGGGTGGCAATTTAAGTGCTGATACAAATAAAGATGTTGGTATCGTCATGGAATATTATGATGGGTCAGCCAAAGAAGCGTTTCTTGGTTGGGATGATTCTGCTGGAAAACTGACATTTATACCTGATGCTTCCTTGTCATCTGAGGTGGTGTCTGGAAGTGTTGGTACAATCGTAGCAAATTTAGAAGGAAACGTTACTGGCACAGCGACAAATGCAACTCATGTAACGGTAACTGACAACGAATCTACGGATGAAGACAATTTAATTACGTTTGTTGAAGATGCGACCAGCTCTACTGGTAATGTTGGCTTAGAAATGGATGGAAACCTTACATATAATCCCAGTACAGGCCGATTAACTGCTACCCAACTTGCAGGAACATTACAAACAGCAGCTCAAGCTAATATTACTAGTGTTGGTACGCTATCTAGCCTTACAGTTTCGGGAGATGCCACGTTTGACACCTCGACCCTTAAGGTAGATTCTACTAATAATAGAGTAGGTGTTGGTACAGCCTCACCTTTGACTATACTAGACATATCTTCTGGTGATTCAGGGGGAGATGCAGGGGCAGGCAGTCCGACTTTGCGGATAACAAATACAACAGATTCGTCAGATTGGGATTCAGGCGATGTTGTTGGCACATTAGAGTTTTATTCAGCAGATCCAAGTGGCAACGCACCATATGTTACAAATTTTATTAAATCGGTTGCTGATAACGATAATGGCACTTTGCCAGCAGGAAGCCTTCAATTTGGAACATGCCCATATAATCAAAGTGGGGGAGCTACTGAAACAATGAGAATTTCTAGTTCAGGCAGAGTTGGAATTAATCATGATACAAGTGGTTACGCTGAACGATTGCAGGTTAAAACTGACCAAGATGATGGTTATGGTATTGCCGTTAGACACACTCATGATTCGGCAGGTTCATTGATGCGGTTTGCAACATCTATTGGACTTTGTGGAAGTATAACTGCAAGTGGCACAACAACTAGCTATAATACATCTTCTGACTATCGTTTAAAAGAAAACGAAGTAGCTATATCTGATGGAATAACAAGATTAAAATTACTTAAACCTTATAGATTTAATTGGAAATCTGAACCAAGCAGAACTATAGATGGTTTCTTTGCTCATGAAGTTACCCCAGCTGTTCCAGAAGCAATTTCTGGTGAGAAAGATGCTCCGATTAATGAAATAGGATCAGGGTATCAACAGATAGATTATGGCAAGATTGTTCCTCTTTTAACAGCATCATTACAGGAAGCAATCACAAAAATCGAAACACTAGAAACAAAAGTTGCCACATCTGTACAAGAACTAAAACAAGAATTGGACTTAATCAAAAATGGCTAAAAAAGCAGTTACGCTTCCAATAAATACACCCCCTCTACAAAACGTAGATGGGATGGTTTTGGATCAATTAAGTGAAACATTATATGATGGATTCATTGATGAACTTGGTAACACGAACAAACGTGCTGGGCTAACACCGCACACTGATTTAGGCTCATTTAAACGCTCAGAAGGTGCTTATTGGTTCGAGAATCAAGCAATAGGCTTGTTTCATAGTGATGGCAGCATTTATAAGGTCACAGACGCTTCTGGGACTGTGGTCAATATTACAAATACTGGTGATAAAATTTCAAGTGATGGAAG